GTAATCTACCGTCTTGCTCGTGCTCCCGAACGAAGAATATTCTACATAGATGTAGGTAATATGCCTCGTAATAAATCAGAAACATATATGAAAGACATTATGTCTAAGTATCGAAACAAGATCGTATATGATTCGAACACAGGTCAACTGAAAGATGATCGCAAGCATATGTCTATGCTCGAAGATTTCTGGTTGCCTCGTAGGGAAGGTGGTCGTGGTACTGAGATCAGCACACTTCCCGGTGGTGAAAACCTCGGACAGATTGATGACATTATCTACTTCCAGAAGAGACTGTACCGTTCACTGAATGTACCAGTATCTCGTTTGGAACAGGAAGCACAGTTTACACTAGGTCGTTCAACAGAAATCGGACGGGACGAGGTTAAGTTCCAGAAGTTTATTGATCGACTGCGTAAAAGGTTCTCTGCGATGTTTACTGGTATACTCAAGAAGCAACTAATCCTCAAGGGTGTTATCACTGAGCAGGATTGGGATTCGTGGAAAGGGTTTATCACAGTAGACTTTCAGAGAGACAACCACTTTACTGAGTTGAAAGATGCTGAACTGTTACAGAACAGACTACAGACTCTTGATCAAGTATCTCAGTATGTGGGTGAGTACTTCTCCCGTGAGTGGGCAATGAAGAACGTAATGATGATGTCTGATGAGGACATTGAAGAAATGAAACAACAGGTCGAAGGTGAAAATGCCACTGTAGACGAAGATGAGGAAGTATAATGAGTGAAGTAGAAGAAGTAGAAGTATCGGCAGTAGAAAATTTAATCAATCAGATCACTGATGGTGATTTGAATAATGCGGAAGGTTCATTCCAGAGTCTTATACAAGACAAGATGGCAGACGCACTAGACGCACAACGTGTTGCGGTCGCACAGGCAATCTTCAATGACCAAGACGGTGATCTTGAAGATGATTCCGATATCTCTGACGAAGAGGTTGAGTTGGAAGATGGTGTCGAAGAAGAAGACGAGATCGTAGGGGACACCGAAGATAGTCTCCCCGAAGTAGAGGAAGAGGAAACCGATGATTAGTTTCAAGACATTCACAGAAGAATTTGATTTAATCGAAGTTCTAACTGATGAAGACATTGATGAAGCAATCACGGAATCTATTGTAATTCCAACTGACATCGCAGTGAAAATTCCCGGTGTAAAGGGTATGCTATATAAGAAAGCAATCCGTTACTACCTTGATTGGAGAAAGAAGAATCCAAATAAAGGTACCGCAGGATTAGCAAAGATTGCTAGAGAAGTTGGAATAGACGCACACGAACTTAGTAAAGTTTTACACAAGTTGATAAAGCAGGGTAAGTTACCAAGTCATCTAGCAACTAATCCAAATATGCTAAAGGGTAAAAAACCAGTAGCAAAGATGTTATCGAAAGGTGGGTTTTTACAGAGATAATTACTTTTGTAAATATTAATTTGTATAAATAATACTATGAAATCTTATAAACAACTCATTTCAGAATTAAATGAAAGAACAAAAGAACCGAAAGGTGAGGTTGTTCTTAATAAGAAAATTAATCGCATCCCTGTCAAGATAATCAATATTGGCAAGGGAACTTTGCCGTTTGTTGTATATATTGACGGTGATAAGTTAGACGCATTTAAGTCACTGAAGGATGCGGAGAAGTCTGCTACCAAAGTAATCAAGGAACTAACATGAAACTTATTACTGAATTTAACGAAAACGAAACTCTACAGTGTATCGTAGAGAAGAAAGAGAATGGTGACAAGAACTATGTCATCGAAGGTGTTTTCGCACAGGCAGACAAGAAGAATAGAAACGGACGAGTCTACCCCAAACCAATTATGGAACGGGCAGTAGGTAAGTATGTTACAGAACAAGTATCTAAGAAACGGGCAGTAGGGGAACTAAACCACCCCGAAGGGCCGACAGTTAACTTAGACAAAGTTTCACACCTCATCACAGACCTCAAGTTTGAGGGAAATGATGTGGTTGGAAAGGCACAAATATTGGATACTCCAATGGGTAAGATTGTTAAAGGTCTTCTTGAAGGTGGTGTTCAACTAGGAGTGTCAACTCGTGGTATGGGTAGTCTTGAGAACCGAAACGGCGCAATGGTCGTCAAAGATGACTTTATTCTTAGTACGATTGACATCGTACAAGACCCAAGTGCACCAGAAGCATTTGTTAATGGTATTATGGAAGGTGTTGACTGGGTCTGGAATAACGGTGTTTTGTGTCCTCAAGTAATTGAAAAAATGGAGACTGAAATTAAAACTGCTCCGAAAACTGTCTTATATGAGACAAGTGTTCGAGAGTTCAAAAATTTCCTCTCGTTAATCAAATCTAGTATGTAAGGAGTCAATTATGACTGAAGAAAGTAAAGTCGAAGTTGAACTTCACGATGAAGAAATTAACGACATTGTGGAAGAAACTCTCGAAGAGACAGCAGGTGGTGAAGAAGAAGATTCTATCACATCTGTTGATAAAGCTGCGAAAGCAGTAAAAAAATCTCCTGTTCCAAAAACAAAGGCGGGAATGATTAGTGCTATGAACAACATGCTTGTAAAATCTAATAAAGCAGATATACAAGCGGCATACGAAAAAGTATGCGGTGTTGAAGAATCAGTAGATATGGATGAAGTTGACGCAATCGTGGAAACACAGATTGATACTACTGCTGAAATTGATGCATTGGTCGAGTCTGAAGCAACACTCAGTGATGAGTTTAAAGCTAAAACCGCAGTAATTTTTGAATCTGCTGTTAAATCTAAATTGTCAGAAGAAGTTGATCGTTTAGAAGCACAGTACAAGGAAGAATTGGCAGAAGAAGTATCTTCTACTAAGGCAGACCTTGTGGAGAAGGTAGACAGTTACCTGAACTATGTAGTTGAATCTTGGATGGAAAGTAATCAAGTAGCAATCCATAACGGTCTCCGTACCGAAATTGCTGAAACTTTCATGGACAAAATGAAAGACCTGTTCACAGAGTCTTACATTGATGTACCTGAGTCTAAGGTAGACCTAGTTGACGAACTTGCTGAGTCTGTTGAAGAGTTAGAAACTAAACTCAACGAAAGCACTCAAAGAGTTATCGATACTACTTGTGAATTGGAAGCATATAAACGTGACTCGATCATTCGTGAATCATCACGCGATCTTGCTGAAACACAAGTAGAAAAACTGAAGTCACTCGTAGAAGACATCGACTTTGAAGACGAAGATCAATTTGCTTCAAAAGTACGAACTGTTGTCGAGTCATACTTCACCAAAGAAATCGCAAGTAGTGAAGAAGTAGAACAAATTGTAGAAGATGCTGACAGTACTGTCGAAGTATCATCTGTGATGGAAGGTTACCTCTCTGCTATTCGCAAAACAACACCTAAATATTAATCAAGGAAAATTAAAATGCAATCTTACGATAGTTTAATGGAAAAGTGGGCACCAGTCCTGAACGAAGAGTCTGCCGGTAAAATCACCGACAATCACAGACGTTCTGTAACTGCCGCAATCCTAGAAAACCAAGAAAAAGCAATCATGGAGCAGTCTGCTCAAGAGAGTGGTTTCTTGTCCGAAAATGCCGCGGCACCTGCGAACAGCACTGGTTCCGTAAACAACTTTAACCCCGTTCTTATCTCTTTGGTAAGACGCGCAATGCCTAACCTCATCGCATATGATGTGTGTGGTGTTCAACCTATGAATGGCCCAACTGGTCTCATCTTTGCGATGAAGTCACGTTATCAGGGTGGTTCTACTTCAAACCGTGAAGCACTTGTCAACGAAGCAGAGACTCGTTTCTCTGGTGACAGTTCTGGTACTCACGATTCAGACAATGCTTCTGGTTGGAATGGTATTGATTCCGAAGGTGCTCGTCTGACTTCACTTGCCGCAGGTGGTATGCCTACTGCTGATGCTGAAGCACTTGGAGCAACTGGTGGTTCTTCTTTCAACGAGATGGGTTTCACAATCGAACGTCAGACTGTTACTGCTAAGAGTCGTGCTCTTAAAGCAGAATACACTCTGGAACTTGCTCAAGACCTTAAAGCAATCCACGGTCTGGACGCAGAAACTGAGTTGGCAAACATTTTGTCTTCTGAGATTCTTGCTGAAATCAACCGCGAAGTAATTCGTACTATCAACAGTCAAGCAAAGACTGGTGCTCAACAGGCAAACGTAACTGCCAAGGGTATCTTCAACATGTCTTCTGACACTGATGGTCGTTGGTCTGCTGAGAAGTTCAAAGGTCTGGGTGTACAGATTGATCGTGAGTGTAACACTATTGCTAAAGAAACGCGTCGTGGTAAAGGTAACGTAGTAATCTGTTCTTCAGATGTTGCTACTGCTCTTGCCGCTGCCGGTACTTTGGACTATAGTCCTGCTCTGTCTAACAACCTTCAGGTTGATGACACTGGCAACACTTTCGCAGGTCTTCTGAATGGTCGTATCCGTGTATACATCGATCCATATGCCAACACTGACTATGTAACTGTTGGTTATAAGGGTCAGAACCCATATGACAGTGGTGTATTCTACTGCCCATATGTACCATTACAGATGGTTAAAGCAGTTGGTGAAGATGACTTCCAACCACGCATCGGGTTTAAAACTCGTTACGGAATGGCATCAAACCCATTTGTTGGTTCTACACCTTCTGACGGTCTTGCTACTGCTAAGACTAACCAGTACTACCGTATCTTCAAGGTGACTAACATCTTGACCTAAGATTAGGTATAAAAATAAGAGTAGGGGAGTATATCTAACCTACCACTTTTTAAGGGACTCTTCGGAGTCCCTTTTTTTATTTGTATAAATAACAGTGTTCACGATCTGAACAAAGTAGTAAGGTCGGTATTACTGCACGGTATTATCGGGGGATCTGGTTATCCAGTAATCTAAAAACAGGAGAGAGTACTATGCGTATTATTGCAATTGCATTCGCATTAGTTTTGTCTGCATGTTCAACTGTCGATGCAACCATTGACGGTACTGGTGGTGTTATTAAAGGTGTCGGTTCTGATGTCTTTGGTGTGACCGCAGGTGTATTGGATGTAACATCTAATCTTATTAAAGATGTTGCTGATAAGACGGGAACTGCCGCAACTAAACCAGAAGAAGCAGAGTAACAAAACTAGGGGACAGGAAGTCCCCTCATACCACCCATCCCCCTCCCCCCATAAAATATCTAATTTATTTCACTTATTTTGAAAATAATCCTTGACAAAAGATGTACCAGAATGTTATAATACTTGTATTGAGAATGAGAACTGAGAGAGTAAATTATGATTATATTTGAAAATGACTATGTAAGACTGACCGAAGAATCGCACTGGTTGCGTGTTGAAGAGATCATCTTTGTTGATGCCGATCCTGCTAATAACAGACTGCGACTGTCTGATGATTACATAGTCCCTGCTCCTATTGAGAGATACATTGATGAGGTTCGTTCCGAGGATGAGCAGATGGAAGCATATGCTGATGAGGTTCGTGAACAAGAGGAACGGTCTGCTCCTACTGCTGATAAGTGGGAAGAGAATTACTATGCTGATGCCATCCACCACGCAGAAGCAAATCAGTACTAAGAAAGGTCTTCCTTATAACAAAACGGTATTAGACAAAACCTGCTACGGATGCTATAATACCCTTGTATTGATAATGAGAAAAGAGAGAAAAATATGACTGCATTTACTAAAGAAGACTTCACTTGGGACGGTATGTACTTGATGTACCGTGGTAGACACACTGAGTCTGTCAACATGGAGGTCGCAAGTCCTAACTGTCACCCATCATGGCATGGTTCACCCAAACCTGAGTTCATTGCCCGATTCAAGTATGGTTACAAACCTTGGAAGGCATGGGTCAACTTCCTAGTGAAAAATGTGACTGTTGAGAAGTATCTTGAATTGTCTTCTCACGATAACAAGTTTCACAGTGAGAAGTACGGTTACGAAGTTTGTGGTTCACCAGTGTTTGCGATGGAATCACTTGGTTACAAAGGTAAGAAATAATGAATGATTATTTGAAAGAAGTTACAGAGTGGGATGACTTGGGATATAAGGTTCCGAGTCACACCTACATTGTGAACAAGGCAACCCAATTAGTGGGTTACATCAAAGAGGGTACTACTGAGGAAATCATCTTCAAGAAACCCATGAAACAGTTTTCAAAGGCACGAAGAAAGTTCTTAAAAGTCTCTCCGTTATAACAAAACGGTATTAGACAAAACCTGTTGAATGTTGTATAATACTTGTATTGAGAATGAGGAATGGTTATGAGAATTATTGAAGTGAATATCAACGAAGTCAGAAACTTCCGTGCGGGTTTCGAGTTAGTCGAATACGAGAACGGTACTGACCCAATGGACGGTTTTGTCCTGTTAGGTTTTGACGAAGTCGGTCAGTTTTGTAAAGACCCCAAATACGCATTTATCGGAGAGTAATATGAAGATTGTAATCCACACACAATATCGTGAGAACTATGGTGCCCATGACTGGGATGGTACTGGGGAATGTCCACAGTACTGGAAGTGCAAGGGTGGGTCTACCTATGTGGTAGAGGGTGTATCCGTTGAGGATGCACAGTCCGAGGGGTACTATGATACCCTGTTCGACCTCGTGTCGAAAAGCAACGAGTACCTCCAAGAGTATGTTCTTGGTTCCGACCTCGTTGATGAAGCAGACTTCAAGGAGTCTGACATCTGTGAACACTGGGAACGTCCAGTGTACATCAAGGTTGAGGGTGACAAGTATGTTGCTTCTCAAGCACATTATATGGAGGGACGACCTCCCGTAACTTGGGAATTAGGAGAACAAGTATGAAGTATGAAGTAAGGTTAGCAAATCAGGGTCGTGAGTGCTTGACTTGGTATACATTTGATACCCCAAAAGAAGCAGTCAAGTTCGTACTGAAGGAACTTCACGAGGTTGGGTTTACTGTGTTTGGTAAGACCTACGAAGAGAAGTTTGAAGAGATCGTTTGGGTCGGTAAAGGGAGAACTGTCAATGTATGATTATGTCCGATTGATCCAAAACGCAAAGGGTGCTCGTTCTCGTACAGGTTCCGAGTGGGGTAAAAAATACTGGTCTACTGTTATCCAGAAACTTCTGGTAAATATGCGTGAACAGGAAACTATACATTAAATCTCTTATAAATAGAAGTATAATATAAGAGGTCTTTATGCCAGTACAAAGTAGTATTCAAGTTTCCGATGCGGAACTGACAACCAATCTAAACTACCTGCAACCCACGGGTTTTAAGTTAGTCATGGACAGAACAAAGTATCCCAATATGGAGTACTTTGTTCAAGCAGTATCTCATCCCGGTGCGTCTGTCGCACCACTGGAATTACCTGTCCGAAGAATCACATCTGTCCCCTTGGCAGGAGACAAGATCACATTCACCGAGGTAAACTTTACAATCATTCTTGACGAGAACATGACATCCTATACAGAGATGATGGATTGGTTAAATCGAATAGTTAATGATGGGCAAGTATCTTCTGCTGAACGGGGTTCTAAATTCCCAACCTATGCTGACATCACACTTCATGTATTGTCAAGTCATAACAACACCACCAAGAAGATCGTGTACAGAGATTGCGTACCTACCTCACTTGGTAATATTGAATTCACTTCCACAACAGGAGATGTGAACTATCTGACATTTGATGCGTCATTTAGGTTCTCTCAATTCGAGATAATTTAACCCTATATAATTTTACAGTATGGAGAATATATTATGATAGACCTAGAAAGTATTCTAGCAGAGTGGAGAGAAGACTCCGAAATTTCTAAACACCAACTAGACGAAACCTCTCGTGTGACACCTGCGTTACACGCAAAGTATCTGGAGTATCTCTCGTTGACCAAACTGCGTCTGAAGCAGTCTGAGTTCAAACAGAAGATTCTACTCAAAGAAAAGTACCTCTACTACGAGGGTAAGATGTCCAAGGAGGACATTGAGACTCGTGGGTGGGCATATGATCCATACGAGGGTCTCAGTGCCACCACCAAGAACTTCAAAGAATATTATTACGACTCCGATAAGGAGATACAAGAGTCTGAGATGAAAATCCAGTAC